CTATATGGCGCACCATTCTAATTTTCCTCGAACCCGCTTGAAGTTAATTCGGGCGGGTTCGCCGTTTTCTTCGTCGTAATTCAGGGTCACGACCACGCTTTCGGGCATGAGCATCACCTGATAGACGAACGCCTTAAGAAGATTCCTGTCGTCAAGTTCCTCGCCGTACATGAGGAAGTCTGCGAAGCCCTCCGGGTCTACCTCCTCGGATTGAGCCGATTCGAGGTCTCTTAGTGCCCTCATCTTTTGCGCCTCAAGCTCCTGTATTCGCTCTTTCGTGCCGGGGACGATGATGCCCTGCTCCACTGCCGAGAGGAGGTTCTTAAGGCTTTTCTCGGCGTCTGAGAGTGACTTCTGCGCCCTTTCCTTTTCGATGTTCAGGGCCTTATGGGATTGAAGTCCGCACAGCGCCCTCGCGATCATCATGGCGGTGCTCCTGTCCGAGAGCATCGAGCGGAGAGCGTGCACGATCTCGCCCTCCAAGAGGTCGCGTCTGATGTTCTTCTGGCATTTGCCGGGGCATGAGTAGTACTCGTAGCGCACGCCCTTGTTCCCATAGCCGGATATGCCCTGCAGGCTTCTGCCGCACTCGCCGCACAGCGCCTTGCCCTTGAGGGCGTAGTCACCCCAGGATTCGTCGGCTCGGCATTTCCTCGACCTGACTTCCTGCGCTTCCATGAACGTCCCCCTGTCGATGATTTGCGGCATGCCACCTTCGATCCTGACGTCATCCCAAATGTACACGCCGGTGTACCGCTCGTCGGAGAGAATCTTCCTGGCGAGGTTGTAGTTGCAGGCTCCTCCAGTCGAGTTCTTCACCCCTCGCTCCGCGAGCATCGTGCCTATCTGGTTGACGGCGATCCCCCTCAGTCGCATCTTGTACGCCCACTTCACGTTCTCGGCGGCATCGGGGTCGATTTCGAAGCGCCCGTCCTCTGCGGTCCGGTACCCGTATATCCGTACACCGTTGGTCAGGCACTTGAGTGCGTTGCCGCCCATGCCGCGCTTCACCCTGATCGAGGTCTTTGCCGATTCGACGGCGGCCAGCCCCTCGTAGATCTTCTCTATGAGAATCTTTTCCGGGCCGTCGGGCAGCGCCTCCATGGCGCTCACGACCTCCACGCCGTGCTTGGCAAGTTCCTTCTTGTAGATCGGCGCGTCGTATTCGGAGCGCGAGAAACGGTCCATCATGTACACGAGGACGATGTCGCTCTCTCCGGCGTTGGCGATCATCTCCTGGAATTGCGGCCTGTCGTCCGAGCGCCCGGACATGGCGTAGTCGCTGTATTCCCTGACCACCTCGTAGCCCTCGCGGTCGCACCACTCGCGGCACACCCTCAGCTGGTCGTCGATTGACGCCTCGCGCTGCTTGGAGCACGAGAACCGGGCGTATATCACGGCCCTCTTAACATCTGCCATAATCAGATCACCCCATTTGATTCGGAGGCGCCATGGCCAAGAACGACATGTACGTTGTCATGTACCGGATAATCGCCTACCTGTACGATTGCATGAAGAGGGGCGTGGAGCCCGAGGACGCGATGTGGTCCAGCCATGCCATGGGCATCCCTGAGAGCTACTGGACGTCCATCGTCGAGCAGCTGGTGTCCCACGGGTACATCACCGGCGTCGGCATCGAGGAATACTTCGGAGGGGAGCGGATGGTGTCCATCTTCCGCCCCGAGGTGACAATGGAGGGGCTTGCCTTTGCCGAGGAGAACTCCATGATGGGGAAGGCCCGAAAGTTCCTCCAGGATGCGAAGGCTGCAATCCCGTTCATCTAGTGTCATAATCTGATTGCCCTCCTATGGGTATGAGCGCGGTAGGCCACGGCCCCGTGCTCCTTCTTTCGCCCCGCCCCCTGTCGCCTGCAAGCTAGTAGGGGAGCGGGGCTTGCTCATTCTCTATTTGCCTCCCGAGGACAATTTCCCCTTGGCCATCTTCTCGAAGTCGTTCTCATAGGAGGCGTCCTGGATGCGCTGGAACTCGGCGAAGCGCTCCTTCGCAATCTTGTCCGCAGTCTTCTTGTTGCGGTTGCCAAGCCCCTTCAGCACGTCGCGTCCGGTAAAGGTCAGGAAGTTGTCCAGTAGGGCCTCGCAGTCCGCCATGCTGGTGAGAAGCTTTCTCTCCGCGCGGTCCTCGGCGGTGTCGAGGAACATGTTGACGAGCCTGTTGAGTTCGCGTATCTCGTCCTCGGTCAGGTAGTTCTTCGCAACGGTGACGTCGCTGGAATGTATTCGGCCCTCGGGGCCTCCCTTCCACGATGTGAGCCCCATGTGAGGCTTGGCGGGGTCGGAGCGCCCTTGCACGATCTCCGCCGCCGTGTGCCCCGTCACGGCGTAATGGAGCTTGTTCTGCACGGTCGCGTAAAAGCGGTGGGCCACCTCGCTGTCGCGGTCGTAATCATAGGTGCATTCCTGGAAGATGTCCGTGATCTTCTGGTACACGCGCCTCTCGCTCGCGCGGATGTCGCGGATGCGCGCGAGCAGCTCGTCGAAGTAGTCCTTGCCGAATGGTCTGCCATTGGCGAGCATGTCGTCGTTTAACACGAAGCCCTTGGTAATGTATTCGCGTAGGGTCGCCGTTGCCCACTGGCGGAACCTCGTCGCACGGATGGAGTTCACGCGGTATCCCACGGCGATGATGACGTCTAGGTTGTAGTAAACGGGCGGCCTCCCCTGAGTTCTTCCGGAAATTCCGGAAGAAGCCGTTGAGCTGGCCTTATCAAGTTCGCCGCTCTCAAAGATATTGCCAAGGTGCTCCGAAACGGTTCTTACGTCGACCCCGAATAGCTCGGCCATGGCTTTTTGTGTCAGCCAGAACGTCTCGTTTGCGTATGAGACCTCGACGGGTACGTTGATTCCACCCGCTTGATATAGGATTATCTCCGCGCTGATCTGTTCCTCTGCCATCGCGTCTCTCCTTACGTCATCGTGTCGGTCGTTTGCTTCGGTTGATGTATCCTGACTTTGGTACGCCTCCGTGGACTCTAAGTGAGGTGGAGGCTGGTTGGGGGTCATTGCCTGAGGCGATAGCCCCCTTCCTTTTTTATCTAAGCCACCACCAATTTAGCGATGTGCTGAAGCTGGATACAACTCGGGTGCCCTTTTGCCTTGCATGGCTTTCCAGCGTCGATTTCACGCCATCGAATAGATCTGGCACCTCTCCCCTGAAATGCTCAAGTAGCGGCGTCGCGGTGATCTTGGCAATATCGCCGTCGATGTAGCGGGTTGAGACAAATTGGGTGATGAACTGAGCATCGCTGTAGCCGCTGAATCTCCAGTCGGTTCCATTGCAATATGCGCCGCCTTTGTCCAAGGCCGCGAGCATGAGCGCCTTGATATTGGCATCGAGTGCGTAGAAAGACATCTTCGCCTTTTCGAAGTCCTCTTCCAGCCTCTCCTGTTCGCGCTTTTCGAGATATTTTCGCTCCGAACGGCTCATCCCTTGAGAGCGGCCACGGGCGTACCAGCCGATGCAGATGCCGAATGCAAATGCGGTCGGTGGGAACCACAGGGGTAGGTAATTTGTAATCGCGCTAATGAAGCCGTCGAACTCCACTCCCGCCCATTGGAGGTACGCGAGGGCCGTTCCGGCTACAGTGCATGTTCCCGTAATCGCTGCACTAATCTTGCCTGCAAATCCATCCATTTATAAGCCTATCTAATCGCGGCCTGTCATTCCGAGCTCCGATTCCATTGCCTTAAATATCGCCGGGTCATGGTCAATCGCCTCCATCGCGGCGGTGGACAGCGTCCATCTCTTCTTGTCCGGGCCGATCGTGTCGCCCTCGACGTACCCCATGGCGCTTAGGTTGTAGAAGGCCTGCGCCATCTCCTCGTGTTCCCACTCGTCTACATCCCTGTGCCCGTGTTCGTGGAGATAGAGCAGCGCCGCCTTCTCCTTGAAATCCATGTTCCGGATAATCGCGGCGTTACGTTCGACCCGCGCCGTTTCGTAACGTCCGGCTTTCCGTACGGCGGCCACGTAGGTCACTCCGGCGCCGAAGATGGCCCCGAGCGCGAACATGACGAACGGCAGCCATGTCCTCATGGTGTCGTAGGCCGCCTGACCCACCATTTCCGGCGTGATGTTCATCCAGGCGAATATTCCCACTGCTGCGGACAGCGCGGTGAGAGCAGATGTGGTTGCTCCTAATGCAGATTTGACCTTTTCGAACATCGCCTATGCCTCCGCGCCGTCAGCACCAAAGATGTCGGAGCGTGCATCACGCCATAGCTCTACTTCATCTCTGTCGGGCATATAGGCTACAACCTGCGGGATTCCAACGTCATGCATTCCGACGATTTTGGTTTTAATCCGAAGCGTGTAACCCTTCAAAGCCATTTCGCGGAAAATGTCGTTAAACGTGCTGAAGGTTCCGTAGGGCTTCCCCTTATAGGCTAGGGCGATGGAGTCATCATCGTCTTCAAGCTTTTCTCCATATAGCAACCTCCCGACTTTGGCGGGATCGATAATCACGGTTGAGTAAAAAGTCTTCCCCTTTCGGAGTCCTGATAAAGGCGTTCCGTCGTAGGTGTAAACCTTATGCTTGACTTTGCCTGAAAACTCATGCTCCCGAGCTTTGAGTTTTTCAAGTTGAGTGGAAGCTGATGGGATCTTTTCAGCTAATACTTCTACTGCCGTGTTTGTGGCGTCAATTGCGAGCTTCCTAAGCAATCCCACGACGATCACTCTTTTCCAATCTGAATATTTCTGAACTCGTCAACGGTAAGGCCTAGTGCGTCAATGATTGCGCACGCCTTTGCCCATGTCGGTTCTTTAATCTTCCCATTGAGTAATTTGGAGATATACGGAGCGCCGACGCCGCTCAATTCCGCCAATTGCTTTGACTCCATATCGAGCTTTGCCATTGTCTGCCTAACGACATCTGCAAATGTCATATCGCGCCTCCTTACGTCTTGCACCCAAGATTTTATCGTTTCCAATAGGAAATTGCCAATAAGCAAAAATAGTTGTTGCCTAATTGCTAATACGCAACTACAGTAAGAGTTGCTAATTGGCAACTAAGGAGGTGAACGATGGACAAGATTGCAGAGAAGGTTGGGGCCTGGTTGTTGATCGCTGGTCATACGAAGCAGGTTCTGGCAGAAAAACTCGGCATGTCGGTTGGCACGCTGAACAACCGGTTGTCGGGTGAATTCGAATGGAGCTGGAGCGAGGTATGCCAGCTATCCGAAATCATCGGATGTCAATTGTCGGATTTTCGTTAGGGAGAGGAAGTGGCGTGATGAAAGAGAGCGTCAAGCCGCGCGTAAGCATCCGATGGCCGCTCATCGCGTGCCAGTTCAGCCTGCTCGCCATCCGCGAGATGCCCGGAGTGGGCCAGTCGGCAGACGACGCGCTCCTGCTCGCATTCATCTTCTTCGGCGGAGCCGTTGTTGGGGCGAATGTCTGCAGCGCAGCCTTTGGGCGCTGCACGCGGGGAAAGGTGGCCTAGCGATGGAGCTGGTCAGTTCATTTCTGGATCTGTGCGTGTCGTTGGCTTGCGTCTTCGCAATCGCCCTAGCCTACCAGGCCACCAAGGATATTGAACGCGTAGATAAGCGCATCGACGAGCTTTCCGGCGAGTTCGACAAAGTCGCAGACGGACGAGACGTAGGAGCCGATGACCGTTATGGCGAATAGGCGCGGATGCGTTTCGGCGAGTCCGGCGACGCGCTCGTACCACGCGCGCTTCGGCTCCCGATGCTTCGGCTTGTATGTCCGTCTCGTATTCATGCTGGCAATTTTCCGCAGCGCGTGAGATTGGAGGCCTTTTGGAAGATGACGACGAGGGCGAGAGCCCGCCATTCCTATTCGAGGACCGCTTGCAATTCATGCAAGACGTTCTATTCCCACTGTATTTCGAGCACGTGAGGGGAGGGAGAAGGAAGCGTGAACTGGACCACCGATGAGATCCGATACATGGAGGAGCACGCGGGGGAGGGCGCCGCGGCCATCGCAGAGCACCTTAACCGCACGGTCATATCTGTGAAAGTTCAGGCGAGCAGACAGGGGATATTCCTCACGCCAAGATGGCGGTGCCCGAATTGCGGATGCCTCACGGCCAAGCCCCTGAACGCCAAGACGGGCTGGTGCGCCAACTGCACCATGGAGGCCCGCAGGGAGCAGATCGCCAAGGACGTCCGCGAGCTTGAGGACGAGGTGGCCCGCAGGGAGCGCAACGAGCAGGCGCGGCAGGCCCTCTACTCGAAGAAGAGCAGGTTGCGCAAGAAACTGCGGGAAAACAGTCCAAATCAATGAAACTCGGATGAAACCCGCAGGTAAGACACCTAGTAGAAAGGAAAAAAGATGAGGCTGGCACAAAAACAGGGCACCCCCGATTACCACGTCACGGATGCCCCTGTCGGCCAGACGGCCAATGCGAATATACCACGGGAGCTTGTTTTCTGGCTAATCCTGCTGGCGGTTATGGCGTTGCTGTGCGCGTACGTGTGGCTCGTCATGGTCCCCGCGTCCGATGCGGCGGTCGCCGTGGCGCGCCACAACCTGATGATGGCCGGTGCCGTCAATGCGTAGCTTCGAGCCTCCCAGCAACCAGATGGCGCTCCCCGGCCTCGACCCGGTGGGCGAGGAGCGCATGAGGGACGCCCGCCGATGGGTCGCCACGCACCGCCGCGAGTTCGAGTGGTACAAGGCGCAGGCGCGCAGGGAATGCGCGAACACCCACGACCGCAAGGCGAGCCCGAACCGCTGCCTGTACGGCATGAGGATCACGTTCAGCGTGGTGCTTCCCAACCATCTGGCGCCTTACCTCGCCCGTATAGCGATGGAGGAAGACCCGGAGATTCGCATGAGGGTGGCGCGGAGCGACGCCGACCAGTACACGACGGCGGTGATCCGATGACGTGGGTTCACAAGCGCGTCGGGAGCGCCGTTCTGGAGCTGCACCCCGCCGAGATCGTCGGCAAGGGCCGCCCAAGGTTCACGCGCTCGGGCAGGACGTACACCCCTCGCAAGACCAAGCGCGCGGAACTCGCCATACGAGACGAGTTCCTGAGGGTGTCCGGGGACAGATGGGCGAAGTTCCGAGGCCCCGTTTCCGTGCACATCATCTACGGACGCGAGCTCGCCAAGAGCAACCCCAAGTTCTGGGCGGGGCGGGCGGATACAGGAAAGCCCGACCTCGACAACTGCGGGAAGTTGGTCCTTGACGCCCTCAACGGCATCGCCTTCATGGACGATTCGCAGGTCGTGAACATGACCATCGCGAAGAGCGCGAGGCGTCCCGGGGGCACCGGAAACCTACTCCAGATTGAAATCTCCTATTACAACGAGATCTACCGAAAGGAAGAGGAATGAAGTACTTCGAGAGCAACCACATGGCAAATGACGATTTCGACGATCTGCAGGTGAGGCTCCTCAAGGTGACGGCTGCGGTCGCGAGCAACCTGACCTACCACATGGTTCAGGACGACGCTTCCGAGCATTTCCACCAGGTCACGATGGTCAAGAGCGCTTACACGGCAATCCTGGTCCTTGAGGCCATCGCGAGCCAGTTCCCGGAGGACGTGCGCCGAGAGGCATATGAGGACGTGTCCGGGTTCAACCGGAAGATGCTCGCCAGGCAGGAGGCCTTCAAGAATGCCGTGGGCGCGATCGAGCTTGAGGTCGACGCCGACTCCGAGCTCGGCCGCCTCATCAAGCGAATCTTCGGGGAGTAGCCATGTTTGCTCAAGTTAAGGCCCTGTTCAAGCAGACGACCGTCAAGGGCGGGACGGCGAACCTGCAGATGGAGATCCTAACCGACGCCCCGGATGCGTTCGACCTCATCAAGATGAGCGGCCAGACCGTGTTCCTCAAGGTGACGCCGGAGCAGGAGACGTTCGGATTCGACAGCGAGACGGGCGAGATCATCCGTTAATTCTTCTGAAAGGAATCGCAATGCAAGCAGAAGTTATCGATGACGAGAGGCTGGAGGTCACCTACGTCCCAGTGCCCATCAGGGCGAACTTCGAGACCCTTGAGGCCCGAGTCCGCGCCATGGTGGCCGACTACGAGGGCGCGACCTACGACCTCACCTCCGAGGACGCCATCAAACAGGCGAAACGCGACCGAACGTACCTGAATGGAATCGTCAGGGAGATCGACGAGCGCCGCAAGGCGGTGAAGCGCGAGTACACGAAGCCCCTCTCCGCCTTCGAGGGGGAGTGCAAGCGAATCATCGGGATCGCAAAGGACGCCTCCGACGGCATCAAGGCGCAGCTCGATGCGGCCGAGGACGCCCGAAGGAAGCGCGCGTACAACGGCCTCGCGGCGTATTACGCGCAGATCGCCGACCTCCTGGCCCCGGTCGTTCCCTACGAGCGCATTCACGAGGACGCATGGCTTTTGAAGTCCTTCGGCGAGGTCAAGGCGAAGAACGCCCTCGAGGAGAAGGTGGGCAAGCTCGCCGCCGATTGGGGCACCCTGAAGGCCATGAAGCCGTCCATGCCGCATTACGAGACGGCCGAGCGTGAACTGTTCAGAACGCTCGATCTCGGCGCGGCAATCTCCGCCGCCGCCCGGGAGGACGCGGAGGACAGGCGCATCGCGGAGATGAAGGCCGCGATGGAGCAACCGGCCCCCGAGCCGGAGCAAGCCCCGCAGCCCGTTCCGGAGCAAGGCCCGGGCGATGGCCCGTCGTCGACCATGGAGACCCTTGAGAAGGAGCCACGCTACGGTTGGACGTTCCGGCTCCTCTCGGCGACGGTCGAGGAGGCGAACGCCGTGCGCCTTTTCTGCCATGAGAACGGCATCGGCGGCTCCCTCAAGCGCGAGGGGAGGGTGAGCTAGATGGCCGAGAGCAAGCCTATATTCGACCTTTTGGCAAAGGCTCAGTCCGAGATGACCAATCCGAAGATGCGCGGCGAGGGTCAGATCGGCAGCAGGAAGTACTCCTATGCAGAGCTCTCGGACGTGCTGAATGTCGTGCGCAAGGCCCTGAACGACAACGGGCTCTACCTCCTTCAGAAAACCGTTCGGGAGGATGACGGGACGCTATACATCAGCACCAACGTATGCCGTGGCGACGCGGTCGTTGAGCTTGACCGCGAATACTACTCCTACGAGACCGACCCGCAGAACTTCGGCAAGCGCGAGACGTATGCGCGCCGTTACTCGCTCAACAAGGCCTTCGGACTGGCTGGGGAAAACGACTCGGACGGAGATACAGGCCCCGTCAAAGAGCCGAAGAAATCCACCGGGCAGACCTTGGGAGGTACCAAGAAGCCCTCGAAGCGCCAGCAGATGCTGGCCAAGGTCGCCAAATACAAGGCCGTGTGCATCGAGCACGGCCTCACCAACGAGGAGCTTGACGGATACCTGGAGGCGCATTTCCAGACCGATGACCCCGCGAAGCTCACCGACGGGCAGCTGATCGAGTACGGGAAGCAGCTCGCCGAGACGGTCAAGAAGTACGAGGAGGAGCAATGAGCATCAACCGTGTGGCCGTGTCCGGCCATTTGACGCGCGACCCCGAGCTTCGCGCCACGACCGGCGGAACGCAAGTGCTTTCCTTCGGCATCGCGGTCAACGACCGCCGCAAGAACCCCCAATCGGGCGAGTGGGAGGACTACCCGAACTTCGTGGACTGCGCGATGTTCGGCACCCGTGCGGAGAAGATTCATCGCTACCTGTCGAAGGGCTGCAAGGTGGCTATCGAAGGCAAGCTCCGCTACAGCTCCTGGGAGCGCGACGGACAGCGCCGCAGCAAGCTCGAAGTCATCGTGGAGGAGATCGAGTTCCTTTCACGCCAGCAGGCCGCCGAGCCGGTGCCTGATGACGTTTTCGACGAAGACATCCCGTTCTAAGGAGCGAACATGCGTTACGACATCGGCGAGCTGATCGCCAAGGAGTTCCTTCTCAGCAAGGACTTGAAGAGCGTCGACATGACAGGCTACGAGTGCGACGAGGGGAAGGCCGACGCCATCTGCATCGACGAGTCTGGCTGCCACGTCCTCGTGAACGTCGAGACCCACCGCAAGCGCGGTGTCGAGGAACCCAAGCAGGTCTACAACGTTAAGCGCATGCGCCGCGTGCTCATGTGCTACCTGGCTGACCACCCCGAGGTGAAGGCCGCGCGCTATGACCACATCCTCACGACCATCTACACCGGCAACGGCGCCGAGGTCGCCTACACGCCCGGCCTCGCCTCCAAGGAGCGCTAGGCATGGAGGGGTGCACGGAACAAGAGTTCACGTGGTCTCCGAGGCTTACCAGGGCTTTAGAGCGCATACCGGAAGAGCGTCAGGCTGCGCTCTTCCGGGCGCTCGTCCGCTATGGCACCTACGGTATCGAGCCTGAGTTGGCTTGGCCGCTCGACGCCATATTCGAATCACTCAGAGACTGCATTGATGGCAAGAAAAAGCCGATGCGCGCTCGGAGGTCATCCGGTGCGGAGAGAAAGCCGCTGCCCCCGCGTATCAGATACGAGGTGCTTGAACGAGACGGCTACACGTGTCAGTACTGCGGCGCGAAAGCGCCAAGTGTCACGCTTCATGTCGACCATATCGTTCCGGTTGCCGAAGGCGGCACCGACGACCTGAGCAACCTCGTTGCTGCGTGTGAGTACTGCAACCTTGGCAAGAGCAGCTTGCCGACGTCGAGGTTTACGGGAGGTGAAAAGAATGGCTGAGGCGTTCACGGTGTTCGAGAAGTTCGGCGACGTGTGCGCCGAGCTCAATGAGCAGGATCGAAAGGAGCTTATCTACGCGATCAATATGTACGGAATGTTCGGCGAAGAGGTGGAGCTTCCCTACATGCTCAGAGCTCTGTTCATATCGCTCAAGGAGGATATAGACAACTCGAAGGCCATGCGGTTGCGTGGTTCTAAGGGAGGCCGTCCCAAAAGCAGGCCACAGGTTTCCGAAGCGGTGGAACAAGAGGTTTATGAACTCAAGAAACCAGTGGTTTCAGAATCGCGTGAACCACTGGTTTCCGATGATCAAGCGATATCGGAAAGCCAATCCAAACCAGACCAAACCAGTCCAGTCCAATCCAAACCAGAGGTGGTGAAGCGCAAGCGCTTCAAGCCGCCCACCCCGCAGGAGGCGGACGCATACGCGGCGGAGTGGTGCCGGGAGAACGGCTACGACCCTTCGGGGTTCACCGGTAGCAAGTTCGTCGACTTCTACGCCAGCAAGGGCTGGGTCGTCGGCAAGAGCCCGATGAAGGACTGGAAGGCGGCTGCGAGGAACTGGATCGTGAAGGACTGCAGGAAGGGGGCTCGGAATGAGTACAGCGATTTCTGATGCTCGCGCAGAGGCCATGGCCAAGATTCGGGCCTCGCAGCTTCGCTCCGCCGGGCTTGTCGGCGAGTACGCCCGTGCCGATTGCGAGCTCGGCCACAGGCTCTACGAGTTGGCCAAGGAAGGGGTCGGAGCGTACGTGCACGGGGAGTCCGGGCGAGGCAAGACCTACGCCGCGTCCTGCGCGGTGCGCATGTGGGTCGATTCCGGCGGGAAGGCGCGCCTCGTCTCGGCGCCCAGGCTCATGGAGGAGATCTACGCGGGCTTCGAGAGGGACGGCGACAAGCACGCGCTCGACAGGGCGTGCCGAATCCCGCTTCTCGCCCTGGATGACTTCGGCATGGAGAGGCCGACCGAGACCGCCATCGAGAAGCTCTCCATCCTGGTCGACGAGAGGGTCAAGGCCGGGCTGCCGACCATCTTCACCAGCAACATGCGAATTGGTGTGCTCTCGAACTCATGGGGCGAGGTCCCGGGCAAGCGCCTGGCGTCGAGGGTCATAGGCTCCTGCAGGATCGTGGAGCTAGAGGGCGAGGATTGGAGGGTCAAGTGCCGACCATGAGCCAGCTGAGGGGCCTGCCCCTCGAACGTGCAGAGCTGTTCGGCAAGCCCAGCATCGGCGCGCGCTACACCCATGGGGCGAGCTACGAGCGAACCGGGGAACGGTGCTGCATCTGCCATCGACCAGCCACCAACTGCCACCACGTCGCGCCGAGGAGGCTCGGCGAGCGGTTCTCCCTCGTGACCCCGGACAGGACGTGGCTGCTGCGAAGCCCGCTCTTCGCCCTGTGCGGCTCCGGCACCACGGGGTGCCACAACGGGTTCCACGGCGGCTCAGCGCTCACTGCCCGCTGGATGTGGGACGACCCGCAGTACGAGCGTTGGTGGTGGGACGGAATCCTCCTTGAGCAGTGGGGGCCTCACGCCGAGGAGCTTTACGGATTCGGCTTCTGGCGAATCGAAGACAAGAAACACGATCGGTTGATCGAGATCAGAGAGGGGAACTGAAATGGAATTCAACACCTGCGAGGAGTACGTGCTTGCCGAGCTGGAGAGCGCCCAGGAGGCCGCCTTCACTCTCAACGAGGAGGTCGAGCGCCTTGAGACCGAGAACCGGCTTCTCAGGGAGCGCCTTGAGGCGCAGCCCGACCCGGTACGGAAGACCATCTGCAACGCGGGGCGAGCGCGTATTTTCGACTCATGCACGAACATCTACAAGAGCGTTAAGGACGAGGAGACGTTCGTTCCATTCAAGGACTGGTGCCTGGAGTGCGTGCTCGGCTTCAATCTGCCCAAGGGAATCTCCAAGACGCAGTTCGTGGAGGAATTCGAGCCGGAGTTCCTTGAGGCCTACAACGAGCGCCTTGCCGAGGAATCGGAGGTTTAGCCATGGAGGGGCCTGAGATCATCGAGCGGTACCGGGTGGAGATCGATGAGTTGGAAGCGCGGCGCGACTTCTCCGGCGCGAACCGCAAGCGCATCGAGATGCACAAGGCCTTGCGGGCCGCGGGCGTCTCCGGCGACATCGGGATGAGCAGATACCAGCGCGAGAAGCACGCGCAGCGCTTGAAGCGCGCCGGTTGCAGCGCCGAGGAGATCGCCAAGGCCATGGAGGTCAGCGTCTCCGAGGTGCGGTCGCTCATCAAGGGGGCGTCGCGGTGATCGGCGTCATCCCCGGGCAGATGGCGCTCGACCTGTTCCCCGAGCCATCGAGGCCCGATGCCGCCGAGTCGTGCATCTCTCGCCTCGTGTCCATGGGGTGCGACGAGGAAAGGGTCGCCCCCATGGTGCGCGAGCTGTTCGGTAGGTTCGGCGCGCCCGAGGCTCGCGACCGCGCCAATTGCCTGGCGTACTTCTACGGCGCCAGGCCGATACCGAGGTTGAGGTCCTGCCCTCCGTCCGCCATCGGCCTGTTCGACGGCTCCATCGACTACCACGTCGTGTGGGACAGGTGCTGGGCGGCCCGCTGGGCTCCGCTGCGGGACGTGTTTGAGGTCCGTGAGTGGCGCTACAACTACCGGAGGCCCTACACGGGGGCGCCGGTGTTCATCTGGTACGTCGACAACAAGGGGCGCGAGGTAAAGCGCCCGTATGAGGAGGGTGCATGCGAAGGATAGCGGTGGTCTTGGCCATAGTTGCCTCTTTGACCGTACCTGCGGCCATCGCCTGCAAGATTTACGAGCTCGTGAAGCTGCTGGCGGCGGGTTTGCTGCTACTGGTGCTTATGAGCGGATTGGATTAGGGATGAAACGAAAGATTATCGCCTGCGCACTCGCGGTCGCCATGGCCGCGTCGACCATCGGCCTGACCGGATGCACGGAGAAGGACAGGGTCAGTTGGAACGTCTCCCAGGAGGCGAACAACTTCAACGCCGTGCGACGGTTGACGGTGATCAACACGCTGTCCGATAAGGTCCTCCTGCAGATGACGGGGACGTTTGCTATCCAAACCGATCCGGACACGAACGAACTGCAGGTCATCTGCGAGCTTGAGAACGGCGAGTACCAAAAGCACTTCGTCTACCTCAACAAGTTCACGACCTACACGGTGGAGGACATCTCGGGCAGCGATGTGGACAAGTACAGCTACGAGCTGAACTTCATGCCGGAGTTCCTGCCGGGCGTGAAGATCACGGCTAAGGAGTAATCGCATGGAGCTCAAGGAGTGCCCCTTCTGCGGGGGCAAGGCGCACGTGGCGGAGAACGTGAGCGTGTACGGGACCATGTTCGCCGCGTGCTGCGACGACGTCGAGGGATGCCCCGCCGGAACACCCGGCAATTGGTGGAAGTCCGAAGAGGAGGCCGCTGGCAAATGGAACACCCGGTCTGCCCAGGTGGCGCGGAACGGTGATTCCGAATGAGAGACCCCAATGAGGTCCTGCACGGCCCTTTCGACATCGAGACCCACAAGGACACCTTCGTCCATTACTTGGAGGTCTGCATCGAATCAGATGGAACCGTTCACTATGCGGTCCCTAGCCATCAGAGATGGCTGCTCGAGCGCTTCATGGACCGCGAGGGGATTGAGGCCGATCTGGAGGCCTGGGAGCGCATCCCTCCTTATGGAGTCACCGACTGGCTTTGCCGCGAAATTGGATGCATTGCGGTGTGGGAAGACCGGTTCTCTGGCGTGCCGAACGCCAAGCAGCGTGCCGCGCTGAGGCGGTTGAGGCTCGCCGGGCTTTACAAGGGATCGTGTTAGACGGGAGGAATGATGGCCGTAAACGAGAGCGTAAGAGCGGCTGGCATAGATCTTGCGCATATTGTCAGAGAAATTGCAAAAGACGAGGTGAGTGCGGAATTGCAGCGGTGCCCTGGAGGCTTGACCGAGAAGGAGCGCCGCATCCTCGACATGTGGCCCAGGTTCGAGGACGGCGAGCTCGTGATGCCTGGCGATAAGGTCCATTACGCCTCGGCGCACAATGACGAAACCGAGATAGAGGTCGAGTCAATCACGGCGATGGACGGCTATTTCGTGCTCTGCGATGACGAGTGCCGGTCGAACCAGTACGAACAGGGGCAGCGCGTCAAGCGCCCCGCACCCAAAGTCCTGGACGCCGACGGGGTGGAGATCAAGGTAGGCGACACGGTGTGGTACCGGAGCCTGTCTACCGGTGACCGCATGCGAAAGGCCACGGTGACCGGCTTCGGCGAGCACAGCCTGGACGGGCCGCTTGCGACGCTCAAAGACGAAGCGGGCGGAACTTGGCACATCGACCCGAAGAAGATCACCCACACCCGCCCGGACAGTTGGGAGCGGCTTGAGGAGGACGCGTGCAACAGCATCTGCGGGTACTTCGGAAAAGGGGTGAGCGAATGCGACGACTGCCCTGCCAATGCCATCGCGGCAAACTCCGACGAATTTGAGTGCTGCGAGCGCGCGGTGAAACTCGACATCGTCCGCCGCGCCAAGGCGCTCGCAAAGGTGGAGGTGGCCGAATGACACCGAGTATCGAGGAGCGCAGGCGGGTTTCGGACAAGCTCGCCGAGCTCGTCACGTCAACCAACGTGAACTGGCCCCAGCTGTTCGACGCGCTGGGGACGCCTGGCCGGGATGTGACGGTGCTCTACCTTGCCGGCCTCATCGACCCGTTCGCATGGAAGGTCACCGTCGCGGACAACGAGCGGCTTTTGGATAGATGCAGGGAGCTTGAGGCCGAGAACTCCCGTCTCAAGGCGGCTTTGGCAAAGGGGGTTGAGCGATGAGAATCCCGTTCTGGCTTCGACATCCGATCAGGTCCGTGCGGATGCGACTTATCCCGCCGTGCGCTCGATGCGCTCATAGGAGCTTTGATTTCGGGCACGTTCACTGTCGTTGCCCGGCTTACATCGAGCATATCGACAAGACAGAGTGCGTTTTCATCAGGTATGGAGACGCCATTGATGTGCGGGGTGGCAACTACTGCCGCTTCTCACCCAGGGAGGAGAAATGAGCTTCGGGTTGCGGGACGAGGACTGGGTCGAACCCGACCCGGAGCCGATCATCAAGTGCCGGGACTGCGAGTTCTGGGAGAGGTGCCCAAGCGGATGCGAATGGGGATGGTGCACCGACCACCGGTGCGAGTTCACGAGAGAGGACGATGAGTGCTGATGAGAAAACATGACTGGAGCACGATGAGGGGCGAGGTGACGGGCGCGTTCGGCTGCGTGACCGCAGCCCTCGTCTGCATCGCCATCGACGCGGGCCTTGTTGCCCTGATCGCATGGCTCATCCGGACGATTGCGGGGTAGCAGATGAGAATCAGCGAGCTTGAGGTAGTGGGAATCCCAATTGAGGAGCTAAAGCCCTACGACAACAACGCGAAGCTCCACACTCGGGAGCAGATAGATGCGGTCGAGGCATCCATCAAGGAGTTTGGCTTCAGGAACCCGGTCATAGCCTGGCACAACGAGGACGGCATCGCCGAGATCGTGGCCGGGCATGCGAGGACCACCGCAGCAAGGAACCTGGGGATGGAGGATGTCCCGTGCATCTTCGTGGACGACCTCACCGACGCGCAGCGCCGCGCCCTGACCCTGGCGGACAACAAAACCACCATGATGACCGGCTTCGACGAGGACATGTTGGCCTACGAGCTGGATGTCCTGGCGGACGAGTTCGACATGGCGGATTTCGGCTTCGCGGACTCCCTCGGAGATGCCATAGAGGACGTGGACGTGGAGGAGGACGAGGTACCGGAGGTCGTCGAGTGCAGGGCGAAGAGGGGCGAGATTTGGCAGCTCGGCGCGCACCGGATCATGTGCGGCGACTCAACCTGCCGTGAAGACGTTGAAAAACTCGGCGGGGGGGGGTTCTGCGACTTACTCCTGACAGACCCTCCCTATAACGTGGCCCTCGGGCAGCACATGCGGCCATCCGAGCTCAAGCAACTCCACCGCAGGACGGACGGCCTCGTGATCGAGAACGACTCCTGGGATGACGACGACGCCTTCGTCGCGTTCCTCAAATCCGCCTTCGACAACGCCATGGAGGTGCTGAACCCTGGCGCCGCCTTCTACATCTGGCATGCCGACAGCCAGCGCATGAACTTCTTGAGGGCCTGCGAGCTCTCCGGCATGACCGTGAGGGAATGCCTCGTCTGGGCAAAGAACACCTTCGCCCTGGGAAGGCAGGACTACCAATGGCGCCACGAGCCGTGCCTGTACGGCTGGAAGGACGGGGCCGCGCACAGCTGGTACTCGGACCGCAAGCAGAGCACCGTCCTGGAGTTCGACAAGCCATCCGTGAACGCCGAGCACCCGACCATGAAGCCCGTCGGCCTCATGGCCTACCTGATAAGGAACTCCACCAAGGAGGGCGACACCGTCCTCGATGTGTTCGGCGGCTCCGGCTCCACGCTCATGGCGTGCGAGGGCATGGGCCGCAGGTGCCTGTCCATGGAGCTTGACCCGCACTACTGCGACGTGATCATAACCCGATGGGAGAACGCCACGGGAAAGACCGCGATGAAGCTTGAATAGGGGATAGACCAGGGCGAACATGCGGCGCACGGTCACGACGGGCGGCGGGGTTCCGTTACCAGCGCGGTGTAGGGTGCACCGATTACCCGCCGTCCACCATGGCCGTGCGTCACCAGGGGCCGTCCTCACGGGCGGTCCCTTCTCATGCCGATGGGAGTATCCACGGAAGGGCCGCTGCGGGTTCTGAATATGCACGAGGGTGTCCGCAGAGACGGAGCTGTACCGGATTCTATGCAAAACGGAGGGGCTTGAGATGGGCAAGAAGAATCCCAGGAACGCCAACGGCAACGCCAGAAGGAAGCTCAGGGCGAGGCTCAGGGCGGAGGGAAGGCCGTGCCACCTGTGCGGCCTGCCCATCAATTACAGCCTCCCGGCCGGAGACCCGTGGAGCTTCGAGGTTGACGAGCTGGTTCCGGTGAGCCGTGGGGGAGACCCGCTGGACTACTCCAACGTGGACGCGGCGCACCGCATCTGCAACCAGAGGCGCGGCAACAGGATGGACGGGGACGAGGGCGCGAAGGGGCTTCCCATCGTGCGCTCCCGGCTGTTCTAGAGGGCGGATTCGGGGCGTTTCAGTCGGCTCGGCGGTGGTTGGCCGAAGGTTCGGCAGACGGCCTTAAAACGGCATAGGGGGGCTTGCCCCACCCCCTACCTCGAAGGCCCGCCCCGGGCGATATAGCCGATTTCCCCCCGCATATCTCTGGGCAATAGGGGGGTATCTCACGCCGCCTATACCATCGCTCCCAACGAAGGGAGGCGCTATGGCCAAGGGCGGACGGGGCGTTTCCATGCCGGATGACATCGCTCTAGACCCCGTGCAGAGCGCCATCTGGGAATCGCTGGCCCCGAGCGGAGACAACAACTTCACCAAGCAGGACGTCGAGCCGCTGCGCGAGCTTTGCTTCTGGCACGCGGTCTTCCGCAGCGCCCAGAACGCGATCTCCAAGGGCGACGGGCGGATCAGCATCTTCGACGCGGTGGGATACAAGCCGTTCAAGTCCCCGGACGGCAGGAGCCTTCCCATGATGCGCAAGAGCCCCGCGCTCGCGGTGCTCAAGGAGGCGAGCGCGGAGATTCGCGCCCTGTCCGACCAGCTCGGCCTGTCCCCCAAGAGCCGGGCGGAGGCCAGCGCGCCGCAGAAGCGAACGACGGAGAAGGCGCAGCTTCTGCAGCTCGCAACCTCGCGACCCGCGCCCCGTAGGGCGGTGGGCGAGTGAAGCCTAGGCAGACACCGACGCTTGAGCTGAACGTTCCGGATGGGTTCGAAGGCGCGGCTGACATCGCGACCGAGCTCGCATCGCAGTATTTCGGAGCCCCCATGCCGTGGCAACCCCACCTGCTCGATGTGATGCTCGCCACCGACGGGGACGGCATGTACGTCAACTCCGAGGTCGGCATCAGCGTCCCGCGCCAGAACGGTAAGAGCTGGGTTGTACGCTCCCGATGCTTCGACGGCCTCATGCGCGGGGAGAAGATCCTGTACACCTGCCACCACGGCGACACCTCCGACGAGATGTTCCAGGAACTCAAGGCCCCGTTCGAGGACGATGAGGAAGAGGAGCTTCGCGACCTGCTCAAATACGTCCGCAAGACCAACGGCAAGCAGGCCATCGTCCTGAACAACGGCGGGACCATCCGGTTCACCACCAGAACGGACAGCGGCGGTCGAGGCAAGAGTTTCGACGTGCTGATCATAGACGAGGCACAGGAGCTGACCGACATGCAGCAGGCGGCGCTGCTGCCCGCCATCTCCGCCGGGAAGATGCACAACCCGCAGACCATCTACCTCGGAACCCCGCCCGGCCCAAAATGCCTGGGGACGGTCTTCGCGAACCTTCGGAAATCCATCCTCAAAGGCGATTCGCAGATGGCCTGGATGGAGTGGGGCGCCACCGAGATCGGAGACAAGAACGACCGCGCTCGCTGGTACGAGTGCAACCCCTCGCTCGGAATCGTCCTCGAGTTGAAGGCCGTCGAGAGCGAGTGCAACCAGATGGCGCCCGACACCTTCGCGCGCGAGCGCCTGGGGTGGTGGGCGGACGACGCCGAGGTGGCAAACCCCGCCCTGCCGCCTGGCCTATGGGCGAAGCGGGAAGTCAGGAAGGCTATGGCGGGCGGGAAGCTTGCCTTCGGCGTGAAGTTCTCCACCGATGGCAGGACTGCGGCCATCTCGTGGGCTCGCGCGGTGAGGGGAGGCCCCTCCTACGTGGAGCTGTACGACGTGGCCTGCACCGATGGTGGCACAGCCGGAATCTCTGACATGCTCCTCCGGAACAAGGGAGAGATCGCGGCGGTGTGCATCGACGGAAAGTCCGGGGCCGACGCCCTCATCCAAAGGCTGGGTGACAACGCGTTCCCGAAGAAGGCGGTTATCACGGGAAGCCCCGCGATCGTGCAGGCTGCCGCCTCGATGCTGCTCGACGAGCTGAAAGACGGCTCCCTTGGCCACATCGCATCGCCAGCTCTGGACGAGTCCGCCGCAAGGTCGGTCAAGCGCGACATCGGCGCCGCTGGCGGCTGGGGCTTCGGGGACGGCCCGAACTCCATGGCGGCGCCCATCGAATCGGCGTCGCTCGCCCTGTACGCGGCGCGCACTACGAAAAGAGACCCCTCTAGGAAGCAGGAGGCGAACTTCTAATGGGCATCAACAAGGAACTGTCCACGGACATCGCGAACGCCTACAACCTCGAACCGGAGGACAGGCGGCTCGTCCTGGACCTCATAGAGACGTGGCGCAGGAAGCTGCCCGGAAATGCGAAGCGCGAGCGGTACTACCTTGGGAAGGTGCGCGTCAAGGACCTGGGCATCGCCATGCCCGCGAGCCTCGCGGCGAAGATCGACCCGAGAATCGATTGGCCCAAGAAGGCCGTCCACGCCCTCGCGGACCGCTCGGTGCTGAACGGGTTCACGACCGACGATAAGGAGACCACCGACAAGCTGCGTGCCATCTACGCTGCCAACTCTCTCGGTGAGCTGTACCGAAAGAACCTCATCGGCGAGCTCAAGCACTGCTGCGGGTTCTGGACCGTGACCGATGACGGTCTCGGGAATCCTGTCATCAGCGCCTATCCTGCCACGGCCGCGAGCGCGATCTGGGACGACGCGCAGAAGGAGATCAAGGCCGGTCTCGTGGTCGCAGAGTCGAGGGAGCGCAGGGGCACCCGCGAGCGCATCCCCACGCTCGTCCACGTATTCAAGAAGGACTGCCTCATCAAGATCGCCTATGCAAACGGCCTTTGGTACGCGGAGTACGACGAGAACTCCATGGGGCGACCCCTCATGGAGCCCATGGCGCACGGCGCAACATTGGAGCGGCCGTTCGGAGCTTCGCGAATCACCCGCGCCGTCATGAGCATCACCGACGACGCCATCCGCCAGCGCGCCCGAATGGAGGTGGCGGCGGAATCCGCCACGCTCCCGCAGATGTGGCTTCTCGGAACCGCAAAGCGCGTGACCAACGGCCAGAACAAATACGACGCGAGCATGGGCGCGATCAACGAGGTGACCAAGGACGAGGACGGCGATGTTCCGACCGTGTGGCAATCCGCGCAGCTGCAGATGGCACCGCTCTCCGAGTACTTCCGCACCCTCGCGTGCCAGATGTCCAGCGTGACGGACGTCCCCGTGTCCTTCTTCGGCGCGAGCAACGACAACCCCTCAAGCTCCGATGCGATCGCCGCATCTCTCGAACCCCTCGTGATCGACGCGAAGAACTTGAACCGAGACAACGGCAACGCCCTGCGCAACGTGGCGTACATGGCCCTCGCGGTGGTGAACGACACCGACTTCGCCACCGAGCGCGACGCCGGCCACAACGTGAACCCGCGCTGGCTTTCCCCGGCATACCCGTCTGCGGTCAGCCAGAGCGACGCGGTGCTCAAGCAGGTCCAGGCGGTGCCCAAGCTCGCCAACTCGGACGTGGTCTTGGAGCTTCTCGATTACACGGACGAGCAGATGCAGAGAATCGAGAGCGACAACCGCAAGGTGCAGGGCCGCGCGATTATCGACCAGATGACGGGGACGGGTGATGGCGTTGATTCTGCCGAGGAAGGCGCTTAGCGCATATGACAAGCGGCTCGCCGCGCTTGAGGGCAAGGCCTACGAGTGCGCTTCGAGCAGGATAGGTGCCTTCATCGAGAAGTTCCCCGGCGCGACGCCGGAGCAGGTGCGCGAGTTCGCGATCGAGGTCGTTGACGAAGCCGTGGGGGCGTTCGGCGACGGGGCCTCGTCGCTCGCTGCGGACATGTACGAGGGCATGGCCGAGCTCTCCGGCGTTAAGGTCAAGCCAGCAGTCATAGACACGTCCGACGTCCACGGCCACATCGAGAGCGAAGTGCGCTACCAGCTCGGCAAGTACCTCTCGGGCGACCCGCAGGGCTTCATCTGCGCCTGCGCCTCCAAGGCGTCCGATCAGGTGGCGAGGCGGGCCAACCAGACCATGCGCCTCAACGCCAAGCGCGACGGCCTCAGGTACGCGAGGGTTCCCATGGGAGGGGAGACGTGCAGCTTCTGCGCGATGCTCGCCTCCCGTGGCTTCGATTACAGATCAGCAAAGACGGCGGGCGAGGGAAACCACTACCACAAGAACTGCCGCTGCAAGGTCATCCCCGGCTTCGACGGCATGGAGGTAGAGGGTTACGACCCAGACGAATGGCATGCGCGCTGGCAGGCGTTTAGGGAAATAGATGATGCGTCCGGCCTCAGCGTTAAGGCTCGGCAGACTGCAAAGGAATTCCTGTCCACCGTGCCCATGACGGATGATGGTGAGATTTCAAGAGCCGTCTCGGTGGCTTTGGCGCGCGCCGAGGCAGACACCTACAACGAAAGGATGAACAGGGCGTGGCAGAGGTTCAGAAAGGACAAGACACCTCAGAACTATTCAGACACCGTGGGAGCATATCTCGATTCCGTCGGGAATTCGCATAATGTCCCCTTGGCGGCCGAGTTCATGTCCAAGCCCGACGGGGATGAAATATGGGCCGCTCTGAAAATAGGCGAGCCAGCGTTTTTTCTCTACGCTGGCACCGATCACAAGTACCCAGATTATGAGTCTGGCGGAGCGCTCTTTGAAATCAAGACTCCGAAATCGAGGAAGAAGATTCGTAGGCTCATGCGAGAGGCATCCGAGAAGTTCGACGAATATCCGTCGAAGAGCAAGAATTGCGTTCTGAGCATATTGAGAGTGCCAGAATCCCGCGATGATGCGTTTGCCGCGGCAAGGGACTTCGTAGCAGATGGCACGTTCGACTCGGTTGCCGTCATCGATGTTGACGGGAGCGTTCACGTAATAGAAGAGGGAACGCTGCGCCTCGGTTCTTAACCCAGGTAGCTATTCCCTCACCTCGAGTATACCCATTCGGCATTGGCCGCGCTACGTGCGCGGCCTTTTTCATGCCGATACGGTCAAATCTCACGCCGCTAGGACAATCCTCCCAACGCGCCGCACGGCGCACATCCAACTAAAGGCCAGCCGCACGGCGGGCCGGGAGCGCCGCACGGCGCGGGAAGGAGCAGCGATGCCTAAAGAGGGTGCAGTGCAAATCGATGGTCAGCCGAACGGCGAGGAACCAGATTACAAGGCACTTTACGAGGAGGCGAAAGCGCAGGCGGAGGAGGCCAAGGCGCACTCGCGAGAGTGGGAGAAACGCGCCAAGGACAACAAGAACGCCGCCAAGCAGCTTGAGGAGGCCCAGCAGGCTGGGAAGACCGCCGAGGAGCGAATCGCCGACCTCACCAAGCGCCTCGACGCCAAGGAGAAGGCCGAGGAGCGCGCCAAGGTCGCCGCGAAGGTGGCCGAGGCGAAGGGCGTCCCCGCGGACCTCCTCGTGGGCGATGACGAGGGCGCCATGTCGGCCTACGCCGACAAGCTGCTCAAGCACTTCAAGAAGAAGCCCGCGTCGAGCGTCGACAAGCCGGGCAGCTTCCCGCGCGGCTCGGACGGCGGTTCGAGCAAGCGCGACTTCATCCACCAGCTTTTCGGAAACGATTAAGGAGTAGAAATGGCTAACGACACCAAGAAGATCAAGCTCCCGCGCGAGGTCGTGACGGAGCTCCTGAACAAGGCCAAGGACACCTCTACCATCGCGAAGCTCTCCCCGAGCAAGCCACAGAAGTTCGTCGACATCAACCACATGATCTTCAACCCGTCCTCCGAGGCGGAGGTCGTCGAGGAAGGCGCCAAGAAGGGATCTTACGATCTTGATTTCACCCCCATCGAGGGCAAGCGCGTCAAGGTCGTCACCACCACCCGTGTGAGCGACGAGCTGCGCTGGGCGGACGAGGACAACAAGCTGGAGATCGTCGACAACATCCTCGCCGACCAGAACGCCGCCATCGGCCGCTCCCTCGACTACGTCGTGTACCACGCCGTGAACCCCAAGGGCGGCTCGAAGCTCAGCGGCTACACCGCTCTCACCGCCAAGGCGACCTCCGTCACCTCCGGCGAGAGCCCCGTCGAGGACATCGACAAGCTGGTCGACGCCCTCATGGATTACGACATCAACGGCTTCGCCCTGTCCAAGAAGTACGCCAGCGCCCTGCGCAAGCTTCGCGTGCCCGCCACCGGTCAGCGCCTCTACCCCGAGGTACCCCTGAACCTCAATGCGGGCAACATCGACGGCATCGACGCCGCCGTGTCCGGCACCGTGAATGGCCGTCTCGCGACTGAGCAGACCAAGGTCCTCGGCATCATGGGCGACTTCACGCTCATCAAGTGGGGCATGGTGCGCGACATCTACTCCGAGATCATCGAGTACGGCGACCCCGACCAGACCGGCGTCGACCTCAAGGCCCACAACCAGATCGCGTTCCGAACCGAGGCGGTCTACGCCTACGCGATCCTCGACCCCAAGGGCTTCGCGGTCCTCAAGAGCGCTTAGGGGGATGCCAGATGTCCGTTTTGATACAGAAGGTAGTGGTGGAGGACGCCGCCAAGGCGTCCCCGCTCCTGCCCGCGCACGTGGCTGTGGTCAACGCCGAGGGCGAACCCCTGCTGGGCACCATCGCCAAGCTCGGCTCCGACGCCTCCACCGTGGCATCTGTCAAGGACGCCTACAACGCGCTCCTCGACAAGCTCTCCGCAGCGGGCCTCGCCGAGGTCACGGAGTAGCCATGGAGATTTTCGCGACGGCAGAGGATTATACGGCTCGCTACGGCGCGGCGGCGGACGAGGCCCGCTTGAACGCGCTGCTGTCGGACGCCTCGGCGATGCTCCTCTCCGAGTACGAGGCCGCCTACGGCGTTCCGTATGAAAAGGGTCAGAGCGACGCGTTCGACCGCGCAGCCCCGGCCGTCGCGTGCATGCTCGTCAACCGCGTGCTCAACACTCCCGCCAACATGGCGGGCGCCACGCAGCTCAGCCAGGGGGCGGGCAGCATCACGGCATCCGTCACCTACGGCTCCGCCCTGGGCGAGATGTACGTGGGCAAGACCGCCCGCCGCCTCCTCGGCCTGGACGGCTCCGTGAGGCGCGTGCTGCGCCCCATCGAGAGGGGGGAGCTTTGAGCCTTATTGCCACGGAGAGCGTGACCGTGATCACCCCGAGTGTCGATCGCGACGAGCTCGGCGAGCCGCTCGTGGGCGAGCCGAAGCGCGAGGAGGTGGACGGCGTGGTCGTGTGCCCCGGCCCCACCTCAGACTTGGACGCCACGCGCCCCGAGGGGGTGAGGGTCGCCTTCTCGGTCTTCTTTCCCAAGGGCTACGGCGCGGACCTTCGCGGATGCTCGGTCGTCGTACGCGGCGTCACCTGCGAGGTCGTCGGTTGGCCGCAGCGCTACGCGGACGAGCACGCTCCGGGCGAGCTGAACATGGTCGCCGAGGTGGTGGCAGTGGATGGCTAGCTGCAAGTGCAGGTTCCGCTGGAAGCGGTGGAGGCGGTCCGGATACCGGGAAGTGCTCAACTCAGCCGCCGTGCAGTCACTCGTCCGCTCCAAGGCGCGCGAGCTGCAGGCGGCTCGGGAGGGCAGCGAGGTCATCACCATCAAAGGCAAGCTCGCCCACGGGTGCCTCGTCAGGCCGATCAAGGTTGACGGAAAGACTCCCGATTGGTCGCGCTCAAAGAAACGCGGCAAGCGTTAGGAGGCGCTATGGACGTGGAGAGAACCGTGGCGAAGCGCCTCATGGACGCCACGGGAATCAAGGTCTTCCTTGAGGTGCCGAGGGACGCGCCGGGAGAGTTCATTTCCGTGGAGCTCACCGGCGGCAACGGCCTCGGCTTCGGCGCTCAGGCGTTCGTCGCCGTGTACTCGTGGGCTCCCACGAGGAGGCGCGCGGCGGAGATGGCTGGGCTCGTTGAGCTGGCCGTGCCGATGCTCCTGGGCGAGGAGAACATCTTCGACGCCTTCCCGGACGGAACGTACCGCCTCCCAGACCCCGCCACCGGCGGCGCCAGATACAGGACGAACGTGAACCTTACGATTTTCGAGTGAAAGGGGCCGTCATGGCCAAGACAGTCGCAACCAAGAACAACGCCGACAACGTCAGCTCCTCCAAGGGCGTGAAGGGCGGTTACATCTTCTCCGCCCCGGTCGGCACGGAGTTGCCGAAGGACATCAAGACGCCGCTCAACGTGGCGTTCAAGGTGCTCGGCTACATCTCCTCGGACGGCTACAAGGAGACGATCGACAGCGATTCCGAGGACATTCTGGATATGAACGGCGAGCTCTTGGACTCGCCCAAGACCTCCCGCGTCGAATCCGGCCAAGTCACCTTCGCCGAGATCAAGGCCGAGACGTTGAAGATCCAGTACGGAGAGAAGAACGTCACCGACGAGAACGGAATCATCACCGTCCACCACAACGGCGATTCCGAGACCATCCGCAGCTACGTTCTCGAATTGGTGCTGAAGAACGGTCGCCGCTGGCGCAAGGTCATCCCCAAGGGCAAGTCAGACGAGTTGGACGAGCTCAACCTCGCCATCGGCGAGCTCTGCGCACGCCCCATCACCATCAAGTACCTGAGCGACGAGAGCGGCGACACCTGCGTCGACTTCATCGAGTCCACCGAGACGGAGGCGATGTAGCGTGAACCCGGTCACTTTCACCATCGAGGGCGTCGAGGGCGAATTCACCTGCGACGCGGACGTCGTGCGCAGCTACAAGACCGCAAAGCAGCTCGCGAAATCGGAAGAGGATTTCAGCGTTGCCTTCGACGTGATGGAGCGCATCTTCGGCGGCAGGGACGAGGAGTACATCGACCGTCTTGGCGGGGACGTCACGTGCATCCAGACCCTGCTCGGCAAGGCCATCGAGGCGTGTGGTGCAAAAAACTCGCAGGCTTCGTCTCCTGCCTCGAAGGGAGCAGGGGCGAAGTAATCGCCGACTTCCAACAGTATTACGGCATCTCGCTCCCATTGGAGGGCGAGGTGCCTGATTTGGAGAGGATGTCCCTTCTCTGGTACCAGCTCCCCGCCCAGTCGCGCACGGCAAGGGCGCAGGAGCCCTCGAACGAATGGGGCGTCGCCGAGTACCTGCTCTGGCGAATCGAGTTCAACCAGCGGCATCTGATCTGGGCGCTGTCGAACGACCCGAAGAACCCCGCACCAGCACCGGAACCACTCATGAACCCGGCGAAGCTCGCAGAGGCTCATGCCAACAGGGACCTGGCGCTCGACGCGCGCGGGGAGATCGACGAAATATTGGGAATGGGGGTGGACCATGGCTGACGTGGGCTCCGCATACGTGACGCTCATGCCCTCCATGAGGGGCTTCGCAAACGACATCAAGGCGCAGTTCGGACAGGCCGGAAACGAGGGAGGAAAGTCCTTCGGAAGCGGCCTGACCGCAGGAATCATCGGTGGCAGCGGCGCCGCCAAGTCCGCCCTTTCCTCCATAGGAGGGGCCGCCGCGACGGCCGGGAAGCTCGCGGTTGCGGGCCTCGGGGCGGTTACAGGCGCCGTCACGGCCGTAGGCGGTGCGGCCCTCGGCGCATATGCGGACTACGAGCAGCTGTCCGGCGGCGTCGAGACGCTTTTCGGATCGTCCGCCTCGACCTTGAAGGGTTACGCCGACGAGGCCTACCGCACCGCCGGCATGAGCGCCAACCAGTACATGACGCAGGCCACCAGCTTCGCCGCCTCACTCGTGCAGTCTGTGGGCGGAGACACCGCCAAGGCGGCGGAGTACGCCAACATGGCCATGGTCGACATGTCGGACAACGTCAACAAGATGGGCTCCGACATGCAGAGCGTGCAGGATGCCTACCAGGGGTTCGCGAAGCAGAACTTCACGATGCTGGACAACCTCAAGCTCGGTTACGGCGGCACGAAGGAGGAGATGCAGCGCCTCATCGCGGACGCCAACAAGCTCCGCTCCGAGCAGGGCAAGACCGCCGACCTCACCATCGAGTCCTACGCCGACATCGTGGAGGCCATCCACACGGTGCAGGAGGAGATGGGAATCACCGGCACCACCGCCAAGGAGGCGTCCACCACCATCTCCGGCTCCATCGGCATGGCCAAGGCCGCGTGGACGAACTTCCTCACGGGCCTCGGGCGCGACGACGTGGATTTCAGCCAGCTCACGAACCAGCTTCTGGAATCCATAGGCGCCGTGGCCAAGAACGTGGCGCCCCGCGTCGCGATAATCGGCAAGAGCATAATTCAGGCCTTCCCCTCGGTGCTCTCGGGCCTTGGCTCCGTGCTGGCGCCCATCGTCTCGGAGGCGCTTGCAACCGCATGGAACATCGCCGTTCAGGGCGTTTCCGGCCTCGGCATCAGCCTCCCGCCCGTGGACGCATCGCAGTTCATGGCCGCGTTCCGGCTAGTCGGCGCGTTCGTCTCGACGGTAATAGGCGGAATCAAGGGTGCGATATCGACGATATCCTCCGCCTTCGCCCCTGCCGCCGCGGCCATCCAATCGGCGATGGCCCCGGTCATCGGCCAAGTGGCCTCCGTTCTCATGCCCGCTTTGACTGCTCTTGGTGCGGCGCTGGGGAACCTTGCCGTCGCAGTGCTTCCGGTCATCTCCGCCGCGATTCAGGCAATCGCGCCCATCATCGCATCGATTATCGGCCACGTGGTTTCCCTCGGCTCCGCGATTGCGAACGCAGTGACGCCGGTGATCATCGCAATGGCGAACGTGGTGCAGGCGACGCTCCCAGTTATCCAGGGCCTTTTCCAGACGTTCGGCGATTACATCCGGGGAATCATTGACGCCGTGTTCCCCCATATCGAGGCGATAGTTACCACGGCTATGAACGTAATTAGCTCGGTCATCTCGACGGTCCTCGCGTTCATCTCTGGAGACTGGTCCGGTGTCTGGAACGGCATCTTCAACATCCTTGACTCCATCTGGAGCGGGATGGTCTCGATAGTGCAGACCTATATCGGGTTGGTGAGCGGGGCCATCGATTCCGCGCTCGGCTTCATCCAGGGAGTCTGGAACGCGGCGTGGAGCGCTCTGGGGAACTTCCTCGACAGCGCATGGAACGGGATCGTTAGCGCGGTGAGCGGTGGCAGTGAGCAAGTCATGTCCGTCCTCGGGAACCTTCCGAGCAAAATCATCGGCATCTTCGCGGGCGCCGGAAGCTGGCTCATCGATTCCGGCCGAGCCCTTCTCAAGGGCTTCGCTGACGGCGTTATGGGTGCGGTCGGATGGGTTGGAGACCAGATCTCCGGGGCACTTGGCAAAATCCGAGGGCTTTTCCCGTTCTCACCGGCCAAGGAAGGTCCTTTCTCCGGGCGCGGCTACACGACGTATTCCGGAAAGGCGCTCATGCGCGACTGGGCGAGGGGCATGGCATCGGAGGAGTCTGCGGTCAGGAAGACCGTCAAATCCGCCCTCGGTGGGGCGAGCGCGATGCTCTCCGCCGGTGTGTCCGTCTCCGGTGCCCCCGCATCTGCGGCGACGGGCGGCAATGTGTACATCACCGTCGACGGCAGGCAGGTCGACGCGGACCAGCGTATCAGGCGTGCCGTTGAGGTCATCGTATCCGCTGCGGACAGGGCCAGCTCGTCAAGGAAGGGGTGGTAGGCCATGGGTCGCACATACACGGGGGAGGTGCAGGTATCTGGTAGAAACCGTTGGTACCGCGCCTTCATCGACACATACAGTGTAACGAGCGTCAACGACACCACGGCTCGCGTCTCCATCGGCGTGGCACTTGAGGCGAAGTACATCGCGCAATATGGCGTGCGCCTCGAGGCCTATGTGAACGGTCGGTGCGTGGCGGGCCAGGACGTCGTTCTGAACAACTACGGCGACTGGGGGAGGGCAGCCACGCTTGCGCCCCTCAACGTCGACGTACCGAGGAACGGAAGCTCTTGGAACTGCTCCGTGCAGGTCCGCGCCTACGGCAAGACCGTCAACGGGTACGGCTCGGCGGGTGGAGACGTCTGGGCGACCGCCTACATGGGCATCCCGCAGCGCGGTTACTCGAAGCCGAACCCGCCGAAGGGCTGCTCTTTCGTCCGCGTGTCCGACAACCAGCAAAAGCTGTCCTGGCAGGGCGATTACACCGACATGAACGGCGCTAAGCCCTGGGCCGGTGTGTACGTCGACCGCAGGACGGATGACGGAAACTGGGTGAACATCGCGGACCTGCCATGGGACGTCACCAACTACACCGATAACTCAACCTCCTCTAACCATAAGTACGAGTACCGCCTGTGCGCCCATGGGCCGGGCGGGAACTCCAACCACGTGTCCTGCGGCACTACCTACACCACGCCCGCCGCCCCGTCCAAGGTGGAGGCGGTCAAGACGGGCAACAGCTCCGTGCGCCTCGTGATCCACGACGCGGCGGGCTATGCCCAGGGCCATGAGGCGCAGAGGTCAACTGATGGCGGCAAGAACTGGGCGGCGTTCAGCGGGACTCACGGCACATCGGGCGGCAAGGCGGTCATTGACGACGCATCTGCGCCGGCGGGCAGCGTGGTATACCGAGTCCGTGCCCACCGGACCAGCCCCAACGCGCTGAACTCCGGCTGGAGGACCTCTAACTCCGTCATGACCGTGATGCCCCCTAAGGCGCCCGCCGTCTCGGGCGTCGCGGCATCCTACGCCACGGGCTCCGCACTCACCGTCAAATGGACTCCAAACCACCCGGACGGTACCAAGCAGAGCGCGGCGCAGGTCGAGATCACCGGGCCTTCGACCGTGACCGAGGACATCACCGGCGTGGCGACGATCCTTACGCTCAGGTGCAACCAGAAGGGCTCTTGGCGCATCCGCGTGCGCACGAAGGGCCTGCACTCCGATTGGGGCGCGTGGTCGTCCTACGTCCCGTTCGTTGTCGCCGACCTGCCGCAGGCGTGGGTGGCCAACCCGGGCGTTGACGGAGCCCTTATAGACAGCGCGCCTCTCACCGTGGAGGTGAGCGCCTCCGACGAGACGGGCATCGCGTCCGCCACGCTCTCGCTCACCCGCCCAGACGGCACGGTGGTGGGCAGTGTGGACGTAACCGACCTCCGTCCCGTGCCCATCGGCTCTTACGAGGCCCTTGAGAACGGCGTGACATACACGCTCACGCTTCACGTGCGGGGTGGCTCCGGCCTCACGACGTCGGCCAAGCGTACATTCAAGACGCATTGGAGCGAGCCCGCCATCCCGGTTATCGAGGTGACGGACGACGGCAACCTCGCCTGCCACGTCATGGCCAAGAACGGCACCTCCGCCTACATGGTCGAGGATTCCACACTGATCGGCCCCATGGCCTGCGAGGACGGCGAGCTGTCCATGCTCGGCACTATCATGTTCGAGGACGGCGAGCTCGTCTTGGGCGACGCCGCGAAGTGCGTGTCGTTCGATGTCGAGCGCGTCATGTCCGACGGCACCTCGTCCAAGGTCGCCGTCGGCATCCTCGATGCGCAGGAGGCCATCGACCGCATCCCGCCCCTCAATGAGCCGTTCCGCTACCGCGTGACCGGCTACGCGGAGTCGGGCACGTCCTCGCGCTCCGAGGTGGAGGCCCACATGCCCTCCAGGGGCATGGCTCTCAACTTCGGCGTCGACGGTTCCGAGGTGCTGATCCTCAACAGCGGCACCTACTCGCAATCGAGTAAGCGCAGCGTGAGCACGTTCCACTTCGCCGACGGAGGGGAGAACGGGCACCTGCCCGCGTCCTACCCGCTCGACGAGCAGGACGTGTCCACGTCTGTGAGCTTCGACCTCCTGCGGTCCGATTACGACGCGTTCAGGCGAATCATGGCCGAGCACTGGCACGGCTGGTGGCGCGGCCACTGCGGCGAGAGGGCGTTCGGCCCCATGGAGTTCCAGAGCTCCATCAAGAAGCCTGGTATCTTCAGCTGCTCGGCGAACGTGACGCACGACGTGTTCGAGGAGCCCGCCAATGGCTGACTGGAAGAAGAGGTTCTCAAGCTCATACCGCTTCATGCGCGTCTCAAGAGCGACCGGCGCCGAGGTCGAGCGGCTCCGCAACATCCGCACCGGCGGCACGCTCGAGTTCAATCAGGACTCCGATTACGAGACCGGCACCATCGACTACACGGGGGAACTGTCGCTCGGTGCCGACCTGCTGCGCGTGTACCTTGATGCCGCGTTCCAGGACGGCACGTCCGAGTCCATCGCCCTCGGCACCTTCATCGTGTCCGCGCCGAAGCGCGACAAGGTGGGCACCGTGGCGACGGGCAGCGCGAGGCTGTCCGGGCGGCTGCGCGAGGTCGCCGAGGACGAGTTCGACGGCCCCTTGACGGTCCCCGCCGGTACCAACGCGGTCTCCTACGCGGCGGGTCTGCTCCGATCCGCCGGCCTTGAGGTGGTCGCAGACCCATCGTCCTTCTCGCTCTCATCGACGTGGGCACTGGGCCTCGACAACTCCGGCGGCGGGATGGCGAAGAAGCTTGGGGCGGTCAACTGCCTGCTCGACCTCGCGGGATTCTCCCCGGCGAGGTGCGACGGTATGGGCAGGGTGATCTTGAGCAGGTATGTCGAGCCCGCCGACAGGCCGGTGGCCCTAGCGCTTGAGGAGGGCGCGTCCGCGCGGTTCGAGAACTCGGCGGTAGACGAGCGGGACATCGACGATGTGGCCAACGTGGTGCACGCCGTGTACGAGACGGCGGAGGAGACCGTCATAGGCACCGCCGTCGATTCCGACCCCGCCAGCGAGTTCTCCACGGTGAGTAGGGGATGGCGCAAGGCCAAGTCATACACGTTCAGCGACCTGCCGGACGGCTCCACCCAGAAGGAGAGGCAGGCCGCCGCAGACGCCAAGGCCGCCGAGCTCCTGAGGACGCAGGCGTCCCCCATCCGGCGCGTGACCGTGACTCACGTCCACGCTCCGGTGTCGGTGGGCGATGCGGTCGGCGTATCGTGGCCTAGCGCGCGCATCGAGGGCAAGTTCGCCATCCGCAAGAGAACTCTCACGCTCGTGGGAGGATGCCCGATGGAGTTGGAGGTGCGCAGGTATGAACGGTGACATCGAGTCGGAGATGATCGCGGCGGGCTCAGCCCTGGCCGGTATCTTCTGCGCCCCGCCATCGGAGTCCAGGCCGGTGCGCTTCGGCACGGTGGTCGCGGCGTCCGGGGCGAGGCTCGACGTGAGCGTCGGCGGTGCCACGCTCAAGGGCCTGTCCATGACGACATCGTGTTCCGGGGCTAAGGCGGGGGACAGGTGCATCGTCCACGCAGTAGGCCCCATCGCGGTGGTAACCGGAATCATCGCAAAGTGAGGAGGTAAAGTTGCCTGACACTACAAAGGGAGCGGCCCTGCTCCTGAACGAGGCGGGGAACATCGACCGCGCGAGGACCACGGACGGCACGGTCTACTACATCGAGTCCACCTTGGCCATGGATGCCGCCGAGGCCGCACAGACGGCCGCTGCGAATGCGAACACAGCGGCGGACAGGGCCGAGAAGGGCGAGACGAGCCGGGTGAGCGCCGAGAACGCGCGCGCCGCCGCCGAGAACGCGAGGGCGGCGGCCGAGTCCAAGCGCGCCGAGGCCGAGGCGGGCCGTGTGCAGGCGGAGTCCGAGCGCGCGAACGCCGAGAGGAAGCGCGTCTCCAACGAGGGCTCGCGGACATCTGCGGAGTCCACCCGCGTGCAGGAGCACAAGACGAGGGGCGAGCAGGTGGCGGCAGCAACATCGAATGCAAGCCAGTCCGCCGTCTCGGCAAATGCCGCAGCGGCTCTTGCGAACGACGCCGCCGCATATGCACGGATGGTCGCCTCCTCTCTGCAGCAGAGCGTTGTCGGTGACGAGAGGATAGCCGAGATGAGCGCGCAGATCGACATGCTCGCGTCCATGCTCGCCGACTCCACGGGGAAGTTCATCGTCATAAACGAGACGATATACGCGCCGAGCTCCAAGGCGTCCGTATCGGGCTCAACAATCACGCTCGCTTCGACCTGCTCGGCGAGCGGCACGACTATCTACCTCGCCTAGGAAAGGGGCAGCAATGGCAGATGCCAAGATATTCAACGTAAGCGGTGGAAACTACAGCATCGTCGATCAGACCGCACGAGACAACGCGTCAAAAGCCTTGCAGGATGCCGAGTACTCCCGGCTCGAAAGCATCGGCGCCTACCCGGGCCGCAACCTCGCCACGGTCTTCGCCGAGGAGATCAAGCAGAAGGCGAACGTCTGGGAATGGCTTCGCGCCCGTGTACGCGCAGCGAATTACTCCGGAATCCGCATAGGCGATTACATCAACGTCGTCATCCCGCAGACGGCGCAAGTGGCCTCCCAAACGGTGAGCTATGCCGTCGGTGCCATCGACCCGTATTTCCAGTGCGGCGATACCGCGAAGGGGCATCACATCGCGATGGTGCCAAAGTCCACCGTCGCGGTTCGCGGCCCGAATGCCGTGAACGAAAGCTACATCCAGTGGCGGAAGACCGCCGACAACAACGGAACGAACGAGCAGAAGTGCCCATACCTCCTGAGCCATCTGCATGAGTGGGAGAACGAGCATTTCTTGTCCGCTCTGCCTGCGGAGGTGCAGGCGGCCATCATGCCCCATCGCGTCCTCCTTGAGGAACGCTACTCATCCTCCGGCAAGCTCACCGAGCCTTCGGGTTGGTCCTGGCAGGACCTCGGCAAGATCTGGTCCCTCAGCGAGGTGGAGGTCTACGGCCTGAATGCGTGGAGCAAGCCCGGCTACGGCACTGGCTTCGATTGCCAGTTCCCGATTTTCAAGCAGACAAAGGACCGCATCATGGGCGGTCGCGTCAATTGGTGGCTGCGGTCGGTGTCCGGCTCGTCCTCGTCCTACGTGTGCTACGTCGGCTACAGCGGGTATGCCACCTGCTATTCCCCGACGCATGGCTGGGTGCGGCCCCGCCCCTGCTTCCTCGTAGGTTAGGCCGTAGGCCTAGCCTATGCGCTACACTTGACGACGCCCCGCCTTGCGCGGGGCGTTTGCCGCGAATGCGGACCGTTGCTGTCGATTGGATCTATATGAGCGGCGTGCTTGCCAGGAACAGGACATTGTCCCAGTTCGAGTTCTACCGGAACGCCATCGCCATTCGCGTCGAGGTGAACAGGCTGATGGCGAAGGACAAGGTGTGCCCCAAGGCGTTCCGCCTGCTCAACGGCGTCCCAACGGTCGAGACGGCGAGGAGCATCGTCTACAACATCAACCGCGCCGACCATTTCTACCCGAACACCAGCGCAAACGTGATAGAGCGGAGGAAGTACATCACGCTCGCCATCGCCGACTGCGACCAGTTGCTTCAGGACATGCAGTGCCTGATCGCCATGGACGTGACATCGAACGTCAACGTCTTTGAGCGCGTGACCCTCATGATCGACAGGGAGATCGAGCTTCTTAAGGGCTATCGCAAATCGGTGAAGCTCACCGGCGCACAGACGCCCGAGCAGAGACTCGCCGCCTTGGAGGAAGAAATTGAGCGATTGCGTTCTGTATAATGTCCCCGGTCACGCCTTGAAAGTCGCATCAATTGGTGGCTGCGGTCGGTGTCCGGCTCGTCCTCGTCCAACGTGTGCTACGTCAACAACAACGGGAATGCCAACTACAATTCCCCGACGAATGACTGGGTGCGGCCCCGCCCCTGATTCCCTTATCGCCAGACCGAGTAGGCTCGCCCGAAAGCCGTGCAGAAAGAGGAAGGAAGGCGCGACCATCGGCCACACGGCCGTGAATATGCACCCCGCGCAGAAGGGCGGACGCTTCTTGCATGGTCGGACTCTCCGGCGTTCGGTCCGATTTCATGCCCTTTCTGCAAGCGGCTGCGGAGCGCCATTGCTAGCCGTGCGGGGTGCCCGACTTGAATTCTGACGAGCGCCGAGAGGCGAGAAGGGCGAGACGCGCCGAGAAGAGGCGGCGGAACAGAGATTCCCGGATCGAGGGGCTGGACATCGAGGCGGTGGCCGACCTCAACGCGCTGTACCGCGCCGCGATGCAGGCCGGAAGGGGGGTCTCTTGGAAGGCGTCGATCCAGCGATACCAGAAGGACGTACTCAAGAACATCGTGCGGACTCGCCGCGACATCCTCGATGGCAACGACCTGCACAGGGGCTTCATCAACTTCGACATCGTGGAGCGTGGCAAGAGGCGCCACATAAGCTCGGTGCACATAGCTGAGCGCGTCCCGCAGAAAGCGCTGGCGCAAGAGGTCCTTATCCCGGCAACCGTCCCGACCGTGATCGGGGCGAATTCCGCCAACATCAAGGGCAGGGGCACGGATTACGCCGTCAGGCTCATGAAGAGGCATCTCGCCGACCACTACCGCAAGCACGGCGCCGAGGGCTACATCCTACAGATGGATTTCCGAGACTACTTCGCCAGGATCGCGCACGAGCCCCTCAAGAGGCAGCTTTCATCTCGACTCGACGATGGCAGGGTTCTCTCGCTTGCGGAGAGCTTCATCGACGTGCAGGGTGACGTCGGGCTCGGACTCGGCAGCGAGCCCAACCAGATATGCGCCGTGGCGTTCCCAAACGCCATCGACCATTTCGTAACCGAGATGTGCGGCGTCGAGGCCTACGGGCGATATATGGATGACAGCTACTGCATCCACACGAGCAAGGAGCATCTCGTCATGGTCAAGTCGGCCGTCGAGATACTTTGCGGCGATTACGGAATAGAGCTCCATCCGCGCAAGACGCAGATCGTCAAGCTGTCCCACGGGTTCACGTTCCTCAAGAAGAAGTTCTTCTACTCTGAGTCGGGGAGGGTGATCGTGAGGCCGTGCAGGGACACCATCACGAGGGAGAGGCGAAAGCTCAAGGCCCTCAAGCGGATGCTCGACTCCGGAGACATCACCATGGAGCAGATAGAGCAGCAGTACCAATCCTGGAGGGGCGGCCTCGTGCACCTCGACGCACACGACACCCTTCTCTCGATGGACGCCCTGTATCGCGAGCTATTCGGAGGGTCTGTGAACGGCAACCCCCCCCCCGCAACGGTAGTTAGGATCGCGGCTTAATCTCACGCCGCAAATACCATGGTCGCACCGAAAGAAAGGGGTGCGACCATGGCACTTACGGAAGAGGAAGAGTCCGCAATCCGCGGAATCATCGAGATCTACAAAGGGAAGTCCGGCGGCCTATCTGACGATGTGGCAACTTCCGCTTACGGGTTATTCCCCGAATTCAATTCCGGCGGCCATACGTATGCCGACGGGGAGCGCGTCAGCCATAGAGGCGTCCTCTACACCTGCATCCAGCCTCATACTTCCCAGCCCGACTGGGCTCCCGATGTGGCCCACAGCCTGTGGGCCAAGACCATCGAATATGGCGGTTCCGAGAGCGGAAACGACGAGGTTCCGGAGTGGGTGCAACCGGAGTCCACGAACCCCTACCCGAAGGGCGCTCGCGTGAAGAAGGACGGGAAGGTCTGGGAATCGCTCGTTGACAACAACGTCTGGGTTCCCGGCGCCATAGGCACCGAGGGCGTCTGGAAGGACGTCACCAATGCCTGAGAACCTAATATGGCAGCTCCTGCCCCAGATCGCGATGCTCTGCATCACGGGGGTCGCCGGGTGGCTGGGCGGAAAGATTCGCGGCTCCAAGGAGGAGCGCGAGCGCCGTGAGATTCAGCAGCAGGAGGAGCGCGACATGAACCGCCGAATCTTCCGTCTGCTTCTCCGCTATCGGCTCAAGGACCTGCATGAGTACTACGTCCTCGGTGAGCGCACGTGTCCCGTCGAGGTAAAGCAGGGCATTCAGGAGGTCTATGAGCTCTACCACGCCCTGGGCGGCAACGGCCAGGGAACCCACATGTACAAGGAGCTCATGGAGCTCCACGTCGCGTGAAAGGAGCGACCGTTATGGACGAGAACTATGGCATCGCGGAGGAGACCGGTGTGGCCGAGCCAATCGACATCCCGGATGACGTGCCGGTGGAGGGCTACGCCAAGTACTGGCTACCCGGATGGCTCTACGACGTCTTGAAGTGGGTCGGCCTGCTCGCGATTCCCGCCGCAGCCGCTATCTACACCGGCCTCGCGTCGGTGTGGGGCTGGCCCGCCGCAGGAGAGGTGGCGCAGACCGCCACGATCGTCTCCACGGGCATCGGCGTCCTCCTCGGCGCGGCCGAGGCTACAAAGAAGGTGTTTTAAGCAATGGCAATGAACGGAATCGACATCTCCAACTGGCAGAAGGGCATCGACCTCGCGGCCGTCCCGTGCGACTTCGTCATCGCGAAGGCCACGCAAGGAACCGGTTACACATCGCCCGACTGCGTGCGTCAGGTCGAGCAGGCAATGTCGCTCGGCAAGAAGGTCGGCGTCTACCACTACATCGGCGGCCAGGGCGCGGTCTCCGAGATGGACTTCTTCATCGACTCCATCAAGAACTGGGTCGGCAAGGCCATGCTCGTCCTCGATTGGGAGCAGGGCGAGAACTCTGCGTGGGGCAACTTGGGCTACCTCGAGCAGTGCATCAAGCGCGTCATCGAGCGCGCCGGCATCCCACCCGTGGTCTACTCTTCCGCGTCCGTCTTCCCGTGGGACCTGTGCAAGAAGCACAACTGCGGTGCATGGGTCGCGCAGTACGCCGACAACAACGCCACCGGCTACCAGGACTCCCCGTGGAACGAGGGTAAGTACGGCTGCATGATGCGACAGTATTCCAGCCACGGCCGACTTCCCGGGTACGGCGGCAACCTCGACCTGAACAAGTTCTATGGCGACGCCGCCGCTTGGGACCGCTACGCCAATCCCAAGGGCTCAGCTCAGCCCGCCCCCCAGCCGCAGCCGACCCCTCATCCGACTGCCCCGCAGGGCTCAACCCTCGATCTTGTCGACCGCGTCATGCGCGGCGAGTTCGGTGACGGCGAGGCCCGCCGTGCCGCTCTCGGCACCCGCTACGACGAGGTGCAGAACTTCATCAACCACATCGACCAGGCGAGCGTCGACACGCTCGTGGCCGAGGTCAAGACAGGCCGATATGGCAACAACCCCATTCGTGAACGCGTTCTTGGCTCCCGCTACAAGGCCGTTCAGGACAAGATCAACGGGGTTTCGCAGCTGGCGCGCGTCTACATCGTCAAGTCCGGAGACACGCTCTCGGGCATCGCGGCGAAGCTCGGCACGACCTATCAGGCGCTCGCCAAGAAGAACGGGATTTCGAACCCGAATCGCATCTACGCAGGGCAGAAGATCAAGTACTAG